CCCCCCTCTTTAACCATTTGATCATAGGAGAATTTAGCATGCGACGTCAAACAAAATTACCGCGTCAGCATGGCTTGCCTAGACAACACGGCTTGCCGCGCCAAGTGGTAGTCCCTTATGAAAATAAGAGATTGCTTGACGATGTTATGCGCATCCTTGATCGAGATCGCCTCAAATTAATTCGTGAATACGGAAAGATGTTGACCGCTGAACAACAGCGGTTGGCATTTATTCGTGTTCAGGCTTTTGATGAGGCTATCCGTATGGTTAAAGAGCTCTATAGATACCTAGGTCCAAAAGACCCTGGTGTCCATTAGAGTGGGGAATCCCTTTACGGCCTGGTCTTCACCAGACCGGTGTTTCCATCTCCTCTTGGTAGAGGAGTTTATAACTTATTATATGAGGTGGTTGGATGTATTTGAAGAGCCCTCCGGGGCGGTTTACCATCCCGAAAGGTCCGATCAAGTATTATCCAATCCTGCCGAGAATCCCTGGCTTTTTTAGGCATGGACCATCGACAAAGCCCTCGAACGTCAGTGAACAACCCCGATATCTTAGGAACATACATACAACACGATACACTGTAAGTGGTATCGTTGTTGAAGATGCTCCTACGATGGTTGGTGTTAGTCGCTTTAACGCTCGTAGCTTCTCAAATAATAAAGATTGGAAGCAACAAGTTATGAGGGGACAGAACGCAACCTATTCTTATTCTAGAACAGGTATTGCGTTCAAGGTGCCTACTTGGTCTGGAACCTCCAGTATTACTAGTTTCGGTGTAACCGAAAAACAAGTACACTGGGGGTCCTACCTTGGGGCCGACTTGGTCGATTCGTCTGACGATGCGGTATTGAAAGATATCGCTCTCGCTAGGCTAAAGAACAAGCTCTCCTCTAACATTGGTAATGCGTCCTTATTGCCACCCCTTGGTGAATCGCATGAAATTCACGGTTTGATACGTGATATAAATACGTTCACTACGGATGCTTTAAAGGCACTCATTGCCATAAAGAAGACACGAGGTAAGAGTGTACTAAAGATGGCTGGTAAGATTTGGCTTTTCTTTAATTTTGGGGTTAAACCCTTAATTTCAGACGTAGCCAAAGCGGCTGAAGCGATCCAGTCTTATAAGGAGCGCTCCGACCATTCCCAACCCATCCACGGTTCTGCGAGTAAGATATGGCGTAGTGGGGGAGTTAGTAATATCTCCCGCATTACGAATTCTGGTGTGACGGCTAAAATTCGTTCTTCAGCCACGCATCAGTTGTCATATCGTTATAAGGGATCTGTGCAATTAACAATTCGCTCAGATGCCTCCTACGGTGTATTAGATCACCTAGGACTTACGTTTAGTCAGCTCCCTAATGCTCTTTGGGAACTGACGGCGTATTCTTGGGTGGTCGATTACTTCACTACCGTAGGTCCTTGGTTAGATGATGTATTTTATACCCTACCCGGGTCCCTAAAATACCTCTCTCTAAACACAAGGTATGAGAATGAATGTATTCAAACAATCGTGCAGGATCCAATTGTCAGCGTTAATTTGACTGCCAATTTGAATTACCAGCCCGGTTGGGAGAGATACTTTTCATTCACTCGCGCTTCTCTTACCACCCTTCCAACCCGAGGACTTCGGATAAGATCATTCGACGAAATCGGGCAATATGGACTCTCTAAGGTATTAAACCTTGCGAGCGTCCTTGCTGGTCGTCTGGATTCGCCTAGACTCTAGGTTCCTCCGATCAGGAAAGGCATACATGTCTTTTGCACCATCTACACCAGCCACAGGCGCCACGGTTACGGGATTAACTTCCCCGACCTATACGCTTACGACTGACGTCGCACCGAACATTAACGGTAAGCAATACGCCGTTAGTGCACTCGGTGGGACACAGACGGGAGTTGATTATAACACGGTCTCAAAACCGTTCACTATAACCTTCTTCCGTCCGCCTCAGTTGCGTACGCTTCCGCAAGCAAATCCTGTTACTGGCGTTATTAAAAACGTGCCGGTCAACACCTATAAACTCATTACGAGGAAGGGTGCTGTTCCGGCTGTCAACCAGGTCTCTTTGGTGGCAAGAATGACTACCATCATTGAAGTCCCGGCTGGCACAGATACGTACGAGCCTGAAGAACTGAATGCTATGATCAGCGCACACGCAGGTGTGCTCTGGGCACAAGCAGACGGTATCGCCACGACTGTACGTACTGGTGTCATTTGAACTGGGACAAAGTGAAGTCTTCGATGCTGGTTGGTGCGTGTACGATGATCCTTTTTGTACATGCGCCCCCCATTCTCGTGGACCCACTCAAAACTGCTCTTTCCCAGATCAGAAATGGCAACGTTTCCACTGTCGATACGTCCTCCGAGCCGGAATCGTTTTCAGATACCGTCTCGAAGATCGCAAAGAAACTGCTCAAGTAGTAGTACCACTTGAGTAGTAGTGGGCTTATAACGCTATAATCATCAGGAGATGTCCTGTGAGTAAACGTAGCGCACCTGTGGGCGAAAAACGACTTGAGTCGTTTCTCACCACACTGCTAGAGGAGCTCTTGAAGCATGGCCCTGCGACTCCGGGGGTCATGCGTCAGGTGCAGCGAGCCCGTAAACGTGCTCGTTTCTTCGACGACAAGCTTCAAGGGCGTGCGATAAATGATTTTCTTATCGCTAATGATAGGGTTAAGGAGATAGAACTTATCTCCCCACCCTCTCTCGCACTTGATAAGGATGTCCTCTCGAATGCTCGGTATTTTATTACAAATACCCTTGAGCGTTTTACGAGTACATTCGACGAGTTGGCCATACAGCAGCCTCTCGAGCTATCATACTTGTATCAAAATTGGCAGTTTGGGCCCGGTGCCAGTAATGGCATTCGGGGTACCCATACTGCCGATAAGATACGTCAAGGTATGACGTGCACTGCTCCGTGTGAACCTTTTGTTCTTAAACTGCGCCGTACTAACCCATACTTCATAGCCTTTGATGGCATGAAAGGAGTTTCGGGAGTAGTGCAGATTAAAGGTTCGAGACTAGCAACAGTACCCAAAAATGAGGATACTGAACGTACAATAGCGATTGAACCCTCCGGGAACATGTGTCTGCAGCTTGCTGCAGGCAGGTATCTCGAAGGTGCTCTTCGCTATATCGGACTAGACATATCTACGCAACAGCCTAAGAATAAGGCTATGGCGCAGCGTGGCTCGATTTTGGGGGATGTTGCAACCCTCGATCTCAAAGCCGCCAGTGATATGATTAGTATCGATCTTGTACGTGCCCTCATGCCTCCGGAATGGTTTGATCTTTTAATGAAGATTAGATCGTCCCATATCATGATCCCAAATACTGGGAATTATGAGGAGGTATCCTGGGTTGATCTCAATATGATTAGTACCATGGGGAATGGTTTTACTTTTCCCTTGATGACTCTTCTTATTGTCTCTTTAATTTACGGATATCGTTGTTCTATGGGTGGCCCACGTCTCTTTATTAATTGGAAAGATACGTGTGTCTTTGGGGATGATATTATCATCCCTACCAGAGAATATACGAAATGCGTAGATACCCTAACGAAGGCGGGACTTATCGTCAATTTGGATAAGTCCTACAGTAGTGGTCCTTTTCGTGAGTCATGCGGTGGCGATTACTTAAATGGGGTTGATATAACTCCTTTTTATGTTAAGAGCCTATCGAATGAACTTGACATTTACGTCGTAATTAATCAAGTCATGCAATGGTCGGTTAGGGAGAAAATTGCCCTTCCACGTACCTTGACTTTATTAAGATCGATGCTAGATGGTAAGCCACACCTCATACCAGAGTGGTATAATCCCAATCAAGGGATTTTAACTTCTGGTGTTTCCCGACGATACACCTACCTAAGCTTACAGCCGCGGAAGGTTAGACTCAGTGATGAGTCATTACCATTCGCAATGCCTTTGGCTGTAGGTGGGTATATCGAAGAGATTGGGGGCGCACTATTCTACACGCCTAGGGCTAACAAGCCGCCTGTGGCGCGTGTGCGTCGATCTAGGTTACCTCAAGGTTACCTAGATGGATGGGATCCTGGTTACAGATCCCATCCGGACTCCGTAGTAGCCGCTAATCAAATAGCGATCCATTTCGGAGTCTAGCAATAAAGGGGGGTGATACTTGTGTGGATTAACCACCCACACTGGAGCTTAGCATCACCCCC